ATTTTCTTCATGAAACTACAATAAGATTGGATATTAGAACATATCTTAGTGCATATGATCATGATATAGTAGTAAGTGAATTGATAAGAATAATAAAGGACAACTTAAGAAGAGATGGATATGTTGATTTAAGAGTGGTTTCAAGTGAACCACTTAGTCATTTATATAGAAATATGTTTAGGCACGCTATTGATGTTTCATACAGAAAAATCAATCCTTCCTAATAATCTTTAAATACTCTAACAATATATTTAATTCATGGTAAGAACAGGTGCACATGGATATATTCAATATGGCTGGGAATCAACTTTTGGTTCTGCAACAAGTACATATGATAAAGCATTTGGACTTCAACAGGCAGTAGGAGCAATAAGTCTTAGTAATCAAAGAAAAGATATTAGAAAATTAAATCAAGTAGAAAGATCAGCATTCGCTTATGGACAGCAAACTGGTTCAGTTTCAGTTGATTTTGTGTTATCAAACCCTTGGGTTTTCAAGGCTCTTTACGGAACACCATCAACAACAGGCAGTTCAGCACCATATACACATACATACCCTCACGCATCAAACGGTCAAATAAAAACTTGCCAATCATTCACAACAGAGGTAGGTTTTGCTGGGGAAACAGAAAATATTTCAAGAAAACTTTTAGGATGTTTATTAACAGGATTCACAATAACAACTAATGTAGACGATTTAGTTAACTGTTCAGCAGATATAACATTTGGTTCAGAGGGCGATGCAACAACAACTTTGGATTCAACACCAGCAGCAGACAACATAGCATTTCCTTATACATTCGCACATGGTTCATTAAAATGGTATGACGGTTCATCATTGGCAACAGTAGCAGAAGTACAATCATTAAACGCAACATTCACACAAAACGCAAACTTACTATATGCAGTTGGTTCTCACAAGGCAACGGCTTCTTATAGACAAGGATTTGATATTAATGGAACATTCCAAACATCATGGAAGGATAATAATAAATTACAACAGTTGGTTGATCAGATAGACAAACCACCAACATCAGAAATTAACACTGGTTCAAACGCATCATTAGAATTATTCTTTACAAATAGTGGGGTAGGTTCAACAGAAAAATCTATCAAGGTAACACTTTACGGTGTTTCAATAGACACACATACTGTAGATGGTATAGTTCCAGTAGAACCAGTATTTGAAACTATTAATTGGGAAGCTCGTGGAGCAACTGTAGTAGCAGTCAACCCAACAGCCACAGCCAAGTAAGCAAAGATTTATATATACCATTTACACAAGATTTCTTAATGACAATACAAACCTTTGATATTGAAATAAAAGGTGTGTTAGAAACTATTGAATATGAAGACGATATGCCATTCGGAAAGTTTGAGCAGATTATTAAAAAATGTGCAAATGTAGATGAAGAAGCAAAACTTCTAGATAATGTTCAACAGTATAGAAAAGAGATAGTTTTAAACTCTTTAGTAAAGGCACCTTTTGATATTTCATTAAAAGGTATTGAGACAGTTGGTTATAAAACCATCACCGAGATAGGAAATAGAATTCTCGAATCCTACCCTTTAGGGGATTACTTGAGCCAAATGATGAAGCCATTCGAGGACTCAATGCCAGAGACAAAGCAGTCTTAGAAATATACTTAGCCTGTGCAGAAAAATTTCATTGGGATAAGGATACTGTTGACAGACAGCCAGTAAAACATCTACAAAAACTACTTACTTATATGCTGGTTGAGCATAAGAAATCCATGGGTAAGGCATATCAGCCTCTTGGGGATCAAAGGGTTAAAAAACCAAAAAAAAGAAACTTAAATAATAGAAAGAATTAATAGTTTATATGGCTGATAGTGGAAAACAAACAGTAAAAGATATTGCATTATTGTCAAAATATGCAAGAATGAGATACTTTGGTATTGGTCTAGAGGCATTAAGACAAAAAAGAGAACATTATGAACAAGCAAGACGCGTTAAGAATATTAGTAAAGCATTAGATTTAATTAGAAAAGACGTTAGTGTTCAAGCTAAGGCTATGAAGGCAAAGGGTACAAAAGGTAAAAGTAAGGCACAAGATTTTCTTGCTGGTGGAAGTAACCGTGATTTCTCAGGTAATGTAATATCTAGAACTAAACAGTTCCAGAAGACAACAACCCCAATTGGAACACCTAAATATGTAGCACAATTAGCTGGTCGTTGGGAAAGAATGCAAAACAGGATGAAAATGGCTGGTGGTATGTTGAAACAGGCAAACAAAGGATCAGCAAGTGTAAAGAATCCAGTAGCAGAAGGTCTAAAAGGTATGTTAAAGATGATGGCAGGTGCAAGTATAGTAGGACTTATTGGAAAGAAATTATTTGATTCCTCACCAATGTTACAAGCCATGATGAAATTATTTAATACATCTGTTATGTTAATATTCAGACCAATAGGTGATTTTATTGGAGGATTCCTTAGACCATTGATGTTATTCTTTATGAAAAATATTGCAATTCCATTTTACAAATCAGCGAAAGGTCTTGGAAACATTGGTGAAATGTATGGAAAACAAGCTTTAGGATTCTTATTAAAACCAATGGAAACTATACACGCAGCAATCGTAACTGGGTTATCAGCAGTTTTACCAGATTATATGCTTGGTGGGAAAGGAGCAGTTCTTGCGGCACAATCATATTCAGGGGTAGCAGATTGGCAATTAGAACAAGGTGTAAAGAGTGGGGCTATAGCTGAAGCAACAGCAGAATTATTTAGAACAGCAATAGGACAAACTGGTTGGGATCCTTGGAAAGGTAAAATATCAGAATTATATGGTGTTGGTTCTGATAATGGAATGGGAATGTCAACAGGAATAACATCTCAATCTACACAAGAAATTGGTTATATAGATCAAGAGTTGGAGATTTCTAAGTATAGACTTGGGTTATCAAAAGAACAACGAGATTTGTTTGATGATATGACTTCATATGCTGAGGAAGTTGTTAGAGATGGAGAGGTAACAAAGGAAGAATTTGCTCAACTTGCAGTACTTGCCAATCAAGCTAAAGTCAGAGGTGTTGATATTCAAAAAGCATTTTATACTATTGCAGATAATCTTCATACTGTTAGTGAAACGTTAGCAGTAAGGTTTAGAACAATAGGTCTTACACTTAGAACAAAAACAGGTGGTTTAACTGCTGAGGGAAAAAAATATGTTGCAACTAGTGGTGCACTTACTGGAGCTTCACAAGGAGAATTATCAGGTATAGACCCAGCAGCAGCCGATGCAGCAGCAATGAAAAATGTTACAACAACAGACCCTCTTACTAGGGCAGAAAAATATTATCAATACTTAATATCACAAGGCAAATCTGAATCTGATGCAAATAGATTAACAAAGAATTTATATCCAAATGAATTTGAAGCAGGAGGAAGATATGGAGGATTATCTAAACAAGGTATAAGAGGAACCGAGGCTGCAAAAACTCGTGTAGGAGTTGATACTGGTACATCTGATTATAGAAAAAATTATGCAGAAGACATTTTGGCAGGAAAAAATCCAGCAGAGAGAATAAAAAGTAATTGGACATATCAAGATCCAGATTATCCAGAAGGAAGAATGATAATATGGTCAGATTACAAGGATGGTAGATTAAAGCAAACAAAAGATTATGGAACTGGTGGTGTAATCAATGAAGAAATATTTGGTGTTGGAAGAAGTGGTCAAAGATATAGGTTTGGTGAAAGTGGTTCTGAAATAATTACACCTATGAATAAAGCTGGTGGGGTAGGAAACACCATAAATATTAACGTAGGAAATATATCAAAGGAAGCTGATTTTGCAAAATTAAAACCTTTAATACAAAGATGGATATTAGAAGCAAATAGTAGGAGAGGTATTGTTTAATCATGATGAAAGTTTTTATTTATAGATATACGTCTGGTAACTCTTCAGTTGTAGATAAAAAGTATGAGGCAAAAAACATAACTTCTTTTGACCAATCTATTGATGTGCCAACACAAACTATGGCACTACCAGAAACAGATACAGATCAGGCAATACTCACAAAGGCAGAAGGTAATGTTGAAAAGATTAATTTTTCCTGGATAATAAAAGACGAGGCTACATCCCCAGTTATGGAGGCAAATGGTGATGCTATTAATTCATTCACTGTAACTGATATAATAGGAAATAATACAACATGGGATCCAAGAACACCAGATGGAGCGTATGTATGGTTTACTAACTTTTTTGAAAAATTAGGTGTTTCAGATAACTTCAAATATAGATTTGAAATTTATGATATGGATACATCCCAAGGTCTTCTAAATAAATATGGTATAATATCAAGAATATCAATGACAAAAGGTGCGGCAGACCCAGCAGTTTATAACGCCACAATCGAATTTACAGTGGGTAATGATGTAACAGTAACATGATCACAAAATTATTTATAGATGGGGTAAAAAAAGATGCTCTTTTATGTAAACTAACAAAGGAAGGAGACAGGGCTATTGATCAAATTAGTGTTTCTGTTCCAAGAACTGTTTCTTTAACTACAAATCAGAAAATTCATTGGTTACAAGATTATGTAACACTGGAAAATCTTTCTGCAATTTATAATTTTCATACATCTGTAAAAGATGAAAGTGGAAATAACAATCATGGCACTGCATCAAACTTAACATATGGAGTGGGAAAATGGAATGGATTCTCTGGTGTATTTAATGGATCAAGTACTGTTGTTACGGTTAGTGATGCTTCAACATTGGATTTTTCTGGTAAATTTGATATTATAATATGGACTAAATGGACTTCTACATCTGAACAATATCTGGTATCAAAAAGAAGTGCAACTTCTAATGGATGGGCTGTATCAGTTAATAAAACAACTGCTGGAAATGTAACTTTCAAAATAGGATCAACTGATATAACAAGTTCATCTTCTGGGTATAATGACGGTGAATGGCATATGATTAGGGTAACAAGAAACGCCAGTAATGTCATTACGTTATATGTTGACAATGTTTCAAAGGGAACAGCCACAGTTTCAACAAACTTGACAGATACAAATTCTCTTTTAATAGGAAAGGATTATAATGGTAATTTCTTTAATGGTCAAATATGCAGATTAAGATTATACAATAATGTGATAACAGATATTGAGGCAACAAAACTTTACACCAAAAACAATCCCAGATCAACTATGAAGTTTGGTGGTCGTGTAACAAAAATTGAAGATAAGACATCACACAAGGAAATAATCGGACAGAGTTTTGGGAAGATTCTTGGTGAGACAGAGATAAGAGGAGAAGTGTTTGATGATAAGACCCCTGAATATATAGTTAATAATTTAATGACAAGTAATTCAGATTTTGAATATATAGGAAGAGGTGCAGATTCTGGAATAACACTTGGCAAATATACTGCTGACGGAAAACTCTTAGACATAGTACGAGATTTTGCTGCATTAACAAATAAGATTTTCTATACAACTCCAACAGAACAATTTATTTTTGAACCAAAAGAATACACAACGACTCTAATTACTTTAACACATGGTGTAAATGCATCAATACTTGATAATGGTTTTGATGACACAGAGATAGTAAATGATTTGACTGTCATAGGACAAAATTTACAGTACCGAACAACTAAAACAGAGACATTAAGCAGCGTAGATGTATGGAGTCTGGATCATGGTGCCACAGCATTAAGAGTAACAAAAAATGGAACAGATTTAGTTCCAGAAGAGGATTTTGTGGTAGATACTGTTGGGAAAACAGTTGGTTTTACTTCGACACAATCTGGTGTTTTTGTTGCATATTATGATTATGAGAAGCCATTAATAATAAGAGGAATTAAGCAAGCAAGTATTGATAAATATGGAGTTCATGCCAAGAGAATAAACTTGGGTTGGATTTCAAATAGAGCAGATGGTGTAAGGTTTGTACAATCATATCTTGAAAGGTATAAGGAGATATCACAGAAGGTAAGGGTTGAAATAGGCGAACATGAAAACTATGTTTCTGAAAATGATATGATTACAATTACAAATCCTAATATGTCATTTGATTCTAAAACATTTGTTATCAAATCAATATCATGGAATTATCCAGAAATGACAACTGTTATGGATATAGGAGAATATTATTTTAATTATTATGAATATGATAAAATGATAGTTCAGAAAATACACAATCTGGAAGGAGCTATAACAACAATAAAAGAAATAAGAGAATATGAAAGCCCAGAATTAACTATGACATTTACAATATCTGGAAATAATGTTACGACTAATGAATTCACAGAAACCTTAAATAGCACAATCACACCAGTTATATATGACAAGAATAGGGCTACTTACGGAAGTTCAAATTATGGATCTAAAAAAACACAAGATGTGTATGGAAGTGTATAATGAAAAGTGAATTAAAATATTCAGGTAAGGTTAGAATACGTGCCTGGGAAAAACAAAATGACGGTTCTGAAAAATTAGTAAAGGATACAACATCAAAAAATCTTTTAATGACAACTGGTAAGGCAAGCATATTAAAATATTTAGGAAATATTACAGGTGGTGGATACATAAATGGAATAGGTACTGGAGACTCAACTACTGCCGCATCTGCAGGTCAAACAGATTTACAGGCATCATCAAATAAATTATGGAAAACAATAAGTTCCTCTGATAGAGTTTACGTAGGTACAACTTTGTATGTTAGTGTTGATTTTGGATATTCTGAAGCAAACTTTACATGGAATGAAATAGGATTAAGAGACAACCAGGGAACTCCCTTGTTAGTGGCTAGAGTAATTGATGGTTCACCATTGGTTAAGACTACTGGTAAAAGGGCTATTGTTGAATGGCAAGTTACGGTGGCTTGATTGACAAAAATACTAATACCAAGATCTGATTCAATATCAGCTAAAGTTATAGAACCATCTGATTTTGAGGGTTTTAATTCATCTGACATAGTAGCAGATTATGTAAAGAGTGGATTTACAGTTGCTGATAATAACAATGGGTTGCAATGCACAGTTGCAGCAGGGGTATTAAGACTTAAGGGATTATATGTACAAAGTACTGCAACTGAAACTGTCACAGGTTTGTCAGATTCAACAACAAATCATATTTATGCAGTATTAGCTAGAGATGGAAACTCTGAGGCAGAGTCTTGGAGTTTTTCAACAAACACTACTGGATCAACACCAACAGACGGTATTAAGATAGGAACTGCCGTTACAAGTGGTGGTCAGGTAACATCAGTTACAAGTGCACCACCAGCTACAAGCCCATATAACAACCTAATTAAGACAGTTGATATACAAGACAATGCAGTTACAGGTGCAAAGATAGCAATGGGAAGTGATGCAGCAGGTGACATATTATATAATAATGGAACTGATTATGTGAGACTCCCAAAAGGAACAGCAAAACAAGGTCTTTCTATGAATTCTGGTGCAACTGCACCTGAGTGGGGTACTCTAACTGGATGGTATTCATATCCTTTTGATGTTAATTATGAAAATTTTGCTTCAACTCAAAATGCTGCTGTTACAGATGGGTTTGCAATGATTGGTAATAATAATGTAGATTGGTTATCTCTTCCAAATGATGGAAGGAAGGCAATTTGTAATTGGCATTTTGATTTAGTTAGTGTTGATACTAATAATCAGAGCACTTCTGGATATAAAATACATTTTGGTGAAAGAGTCACAGCAGCATCATCATTTCCATCGACTGATGCTGAAAGGAAACGGTGTGTTGAATATCACGAAAATTATTACCTAAACACAGCGACAAAAAATCATCATGTTTCTATGACTACACATCACACTTGTAGTGGTCAGAATGTTAATGTGTGGTATACAAAAACAGCGGCTTCTAGTGGTACATACACAACTCATTTTTATGTACGTGCATGGGTTGAAATTTATATATATTCTTCATTGACTGATGAAGATCTAGGAACATAGAATAATCTTTAAATACTCTAACCACCAACGATACACATGATTACACTCACAGAAAGTAACAAACCTATAGGAACCCAAATTAACCCAGATTTGAATATATGTATAGTAAAAGAAAACATTAATACTGGTAAGAAATCATGGCTTTATGCAAAGAATATTGTAACTAATGATGGAGATTTATTCTATGCACAACAAGCAGTAGGAGAAACACCAACAAGTGATTTTGATGGATCATCTGGTAGAATGGAACTTAGAACAGGTTCAGCAACACCAGCAAAAGGTAATGTTTATTCAGATGTAACTACACCAGTAACAGCATCAAGAAAAGCTATTGATAGTAACTATCCAAAAACAAATGATGGAGATAGTGACAACACAGGTGCAGGTACAGATATTGTAACTTGGAGAACAAGTTGGACAACATCTGATTTCAACGCAACAGCAATCATTGGTGGTTGTATACACGTAGGAGCAGCAAGCCCAGCAAGTGGAACAAAAGTATTATCACATTTCAGTATCACGTCATTTAACAAGACATCTTCAGACACTCTGAAAATATTCGTAAATCACACATTTAACGGAGTCTAGCATAATGGCTAAACGCCTAACAATGGGTTCTTTATTCAAGATTATGGAACGATTAAATCATACACCACAAGAAAGTATGAATGATAAAGTTAAAGTCGGAGAGACAGTGGTGGTAAAACTTGGCTAGAAAAGCTCTTTACAAACACGCAACACAAGTAAACACTTCATCATACCCAGATGATGGTTCATCACCAGTTGGTACAAATGAATGGAATGAAGACCCTGATCCGAATGGAATGTTGGGGTTTACTCCACAAACTTCCACTGTTACTATATCTAGTGGTGTAGCAACTATCACAGATTCAGTTACAGTAGTGGCAGCAGAATCAAGTACAAGTGACACTTTAGATAAAGTAGCAACAACTAATACAAATGAGTATGATTTATTATGGTTATTCGCAGATACAGGTGATACTATCACACTTACACATACAGCAAGCCCAAGTGCAGCAGGTCATATTTTTACTGTTAGTGGAGCAAATGAGACTCTATCAACTACAAAACCAACTATTCTAATTAGGAAGGGAAGTTATTGGTACGGATATGGTGGAGGAACAGTATCAGATGGTTCTATAACCACAGCAAAACTTGCAGCAGATGCCGTAACTGGAGCAAAAATAGCAGATGACACAATAGACAGTGAACATTATGCAGCAACAAGTATTGATAATGAACATTTAGCAGACGATGCAGTAGGTGCAGCCGAATTAGCATCAGATGCAGTTGTAACAGCTAGCGTAGTAGATTTAAACATAACAACAGCAAAGATTGCAGCCGATGCCGTAACAGCAGCAAAATTAGCTGACGATGCAGTAGTAACAGCCAACGTGGTAGATTTAAACATAACAACAGGTAAGATAGCAGCAGATGCAATTACAGCAGCAAAAATAGCTGATGATGCTATTGATAGTGAACATTACACAGATGGAAGTGTTGACTTAGCTCACTTATCAGCCGATTCAGTAGATGGATCAAAAATAGCAGATGATGCTATTGATAGTGAACATTACACAGATGGAAGTATTGATACAGCTCATATAGCAGACGATCAAATTACATTAGCAAAAATAGCTAGTGGTACAGATGGAGAAATGATCACATGGGATGCAAGTGGAAATCCAGCAGCAGTAGCAGTGGGAACAGCCACTCATGTATTGACGAGTAACGGAGCTGGAGCAGCACCAACTTTTCAGGCAGCAAGTGGTGTTGCTTTAGGAACAGAAGAATCTCAAATATCAGGTGCAGATTCAACAACAATTAATGCTGCTGCAAATACACTATACTCTTTTGCTCATTACGTGCCAACCACACACTTGTGGTATAGGGTCAAAGGTTTTGAATGGTATAACGGTGGAACAGTAGCAGGTAACTGTATTTGTAGATTATATACATGGTGTCCTAATGACGGACAATTTTCTTTATTAGCTTGGTCAACTGAACTCCCTTGTTCTGGCACTAACGCAACTCAAAGAAATGATGAAGTTGCATCTTGTATAGTTAAAGGTGGAACTGGTGTTACAATGTTGATGGGGTTTGATAATACATCACAAACGTTAAAATCACCCGGTGGCACACAAGTTTCAGGTGCAGAAACTTATTCAACAAATCCTGAACTTGTTTTCCCTTTTGGTTGGGCTAATTCAGGTACTAATCCAAGAATGAAAATCTATTATGAAGGGTTATCATAATGACATCTCATACATTTAAAAAACATAAAGATAAAAGTCGTTTTGGTCTATTGCCAAAAAAAGCAATTTGGTTAATACCTGAATTTCGACATAGAACATTAGAATTTGGGGCTGATACAGTTAGGATTGATTATGAATTAGTTGTATCTGATGAGGATGTTTATGAAATACAAACATTAGAAGAAATAAAAGATAAAAAACCTTTGGTTAAAATTAGAGATGGAGAAAATATACCTTTTCCAACAGATGAGCAAATAACAGAATTACATAGACAATTAAAAGAAAGAGGAATAGAAGAAATAAATCCTAATTTGGAAGAGGTAGAATAACCCTATTTGCACATGGTGCATATTATGATTGTAGAAAAAAAACTAGCAATACTATTTTGGATAGGAGTTGTTATTGTAGCATTGATAAGTTCAGGGTTTGTTTTTCATGTATGGGCAGAACAGATAACAAAATTCACAAATGACAAAGGACATGAATGTTATATTGCTATGACACTTGATTATGAAATTTATCATATATGCTATCCTAGTTTAGATGATAGATTATCAGGTGAAACAAGTTACAGTTCAATACCTGAATTAGAATTTGGAGATGTCATAATAGACAGTGGTAATACACATGGCTAAAGTAGGAGCTGTATTCCAAGACAATGTATTCCAAGATAATGCCTTCCAAGATAATACTTGGGGTGGGTATGTATTCCAAAGGAATGTGTTTCAAGGTAAATTTAAGAGACTTACATTTCAAGCCAATATATTTCAAGATAATGCATTTGCCCAAGAGACTGAACTAGCAGCAGTTTTTGACAGAGATCCAGTAATTATTAAAATATTAAATGAGAGTCTTTCAATAAGTGAGGCTGTTGTAAGGTTAACTGGATTATTAAGAGTAGTTAATGAAACAGAACAAATGTCTGATGCATTGAATTACATACGAGGTCAAATAAAAATACTTAATGAGACAGAACAGACATCTGAAAGTTTGGTGAGACTAGGAAACATGGCTAGGGTAATTTCAGAGAGTGAGAGTCTTTCAGAGTTTGATGGTAATGTAAGAGTAATGTTTAGAATAATAGCAGAAACCATAGAACAATCTGAAGTAGTTAATAGATTGGGTACTGGTATCAAACCAATAAATGAAACACTACAGTTATCAGAAACTCAGTTAACGGTTAGGGCATTAACCAGGATTTTATCAGAGACTATTCAATTTTCAGAAGCACTTAATAGGCTGGGTGTAATGTCTAGAGTTGTTTCAGAGACATTAGAATTAAACGAAGCAAAGAATAAAATTAACGGTTTATTAAAATCTGTAAACGAAACATTACAAATTTCTGAAAGTATAAATAAGTTTATGGCTTTATACATTATATTAAATGAATCATTGAGTATCAGTGAATTCGATGGATCATTCAGAACTTTGGTAAGGCATATAAACGAATCATTAAGTTTGTCAGAAACAGCAACACGACTTGGTACTGGATTAAAATCTATAAACGAATCATTAAGTATAAGTGAGTTTGATGGTTCTGCAAGAGTGTTAGTAAGAATGATTAATGAAACACTTCGTATCGTTGATTCATATCTTTCTTACAAATCTATGTCCATATTTATTAATGAATCATTACAACTTTCAGAAACAAAGTTAATTGCACTAGGAATGGTTAAAAGGATTTCTGAATCATTAAGCATTTCTGAAAATACAGCAAGACTAAAAGCAATGACAAGATTAATATCTGAAACTGTTCAGATCTCAGAATCAACTATTAAAAACGTCATGGTTGGAATAGTCATAGGTGGTAGAAACAGAGTTTCAAGAACATTAAGAACAAGCAAGACTGCAAGGGTGTTTAATAGAAGTAGAATTGCAAGAATCTTTAAAAGGAATAAGTCTGCAAAAGGAGCAGGTAATTAGAAATGAGTATCGATATGACCCCTAGAGCAATCGAATATAAGGTTAAGGCTGGTAGCCGTGCTACACTTCAGTTAACAATTTCAGATTCATCAGGTTCTGCAAAGAGTCTTTCAAATACAACCACATATGCTACTGGCAAATGGAAGGTTTGGAAGCCAGATGGTACACTACAAATAGATGGGGCTGTTACATTCAGTGATAGAGCAAACGGTGTTGTATCATATGCGTTGTCTGCAACAGATGCAACAAATGCAAAGGCTGGAAGATGGGAAGGAGAGGTTGAACTATTAGATTCAAATGGAGTTATTTCAGAACAGACAGAATCATTCTCTTTTACAATTTCTGAGTCATATTAGATAGGTTTATATTGGGTTAAATTATAGGTTTTTTGTGTTAAAACTAGAAGATATAAATAATGAAATTTACTTTGAATTTCGTAGATCCCAAATGGAAGCTATGGAAAATGAAAGACTTGGTAAAATTCATGTGTCAGATGTAATTAAACCATGTGACAGATACACAATATATGGAAAAATTTATCCAAAAATGATGTCTACAGAGGATACAAAGTCATTGTATTTTGGTCAAGTTGTTCATTCTAATTCACAATTAGCAGATGATGAACACCATGAAAAATTTCTTGCTTGGGATTATGTTGAAGATAAACCATTGACATATGAAGAAGCCAAAGAAATACCAGATGATGACCCAAAACACCTGGATATTATCTACGGAAGTATAGATGACTTGATGAAGGTTGGTGATAAATGGGTTATTTGTGATAAAAAAACAACTGGAAGTATTGGATATTTCTCAAAGGCATCTTCAAAACCAAGTGATAGCCACAAGGATCAGATAAATAGATACCGTGTTTTACTTCACAAATGTTATGGTATAAATGCTGATT